CATGTAAACGGTGTGACTATGGGAAGGCATCTGTGCGACTGTCAATGTTACATCTGCAGCACCACCCGTTGCACCAACACCATATCCACTTCCTGCTCCAATAACGAACCGATCCTGTAAGTTGGGAGTTCCATTTCCACCATTACATAATGCCCAACCCGATGGGATATTCCATGTTTGTCCATACCACATGACAATGATACCATAAGGAACGAGTACTCCGCTTCCTACAACAAGTGCACCCACTGTTAGCGTTCCAGAGAAATTCGCATTACCAGTGCGTGTATCAATTCCTGCACGAACCACATTGTCATAGGATTGAAATCCAATTCCATACCATGATCGAATCATTAGGTTATTATTACCAGTTGGATTGTAGGTATCGATATTACCGTTGTAAATATAACAATCTGATACTCCCGTAAATTGTACGGATGGAGCATAAAACCATCCAGTGGTGCGACCATTTCCACTAACATCCAATGTATATCCTGGTGATCCATTATTAATTCCAAGTTTACCACCTGTATCAATCGTAAGACCAATATTACTTGCTTCCAATCCAATACGAAAATTACTATTGGCGATTGTTCCGCAGTCCCACCATCGACCTGATTGTACACCACCTGCACGGCCACAACGAATGACACAATCGCCTACACCATTACTAACAATATGAGGTTCAGTAAGCATAATAGGCATAATAGTAGCATATTGGGTTCCTGCTGTTTCAGATCGTGAAGTACATCCGTCTCCCCATAAAGAGGTTGTTCTTACTCTAAAATGGCTCCAATAATCACTTGCTCCACCGGTTAAATATACATGAAATCTTGTAGTAGGATTCGCCGTACCAATACCGACATTACCAGATGATGCAATACGCATTCGTTCCGTTCCAGTTGAGGAGAAATCGCCTGTATTTGTGCAGCCCGTTCGAAACATATGATCGCCATTTTGTGTTCCATAAGACAGTCCAGTTCCAGTTCCAGCGGTTATCGCCGCAGTGTTTATATTAACACATTCCCATACAAGTTGTGTACTGGTCGCAGAGGCACCACGCAAATGAAGGGTAGTCGGTGTAACATAAGGGGCAGCATTATTGGTGGTTCCCGAAGAAAGAATGGTGACACCATTGTATACGTGAAATTTACTCTGTGGAGTAAAGGTACCGATACCTGTAAATCCAGTTGACATAATGAACATTCCATTCGAACTATTCATGTTGTTCGCCGAAACAAATCCGACCGTATTGGTTCCCGAAAAGTATCCAATATTAAATACACTAAAACCATTGCGAATAAGTGTCAGATGTCCCTTGTTATCCGAAGCTGCTCCAGGACGGGTTAAATGAAGCATACCATAGGTTCCTCCTAGATCGGCAGGACCGTCTGAAATCGATGCAGCAGGTGTACTGTATGTTCCCGCATTATTATTGACCTGTAATGGAATCGTCGAAGAAGCGGTTCCAATTCCTATCATACCGGTTGCACTAATGGACGCCCAAATACTTCCACTGTTCATGCTGGTAAAGTACAATGGAGCAGCTGATCCAGTTGCACCTGATAGACCTGATTGAATGTACGTGGCGTTATTGAAGGCAATCATACGAAGAAGTCCATAAGGGGCACCCGCATCCGTTGCAATGGCACCCATAACATGAAAGAGTTGAGATGGATTGGTGGTGGCAATTCCTACATTTCCGCCAAGAGGATTCAATGTTATGGAGGAACCGACGTCGTATCCAGCGGTAACATAACTGCTCTGAATGGCGGTTCCAAACTGTGGTGTACCCGTATTGGTATAATACGATCCGAATTTGAGTGTTCCTGTATTGGTCTTACCAGAGATAACCAACTGGGCATCCATGGGATTCAGCGTCATGGTCGCAATGGGAATATCCTCTGCAACCGTCATGAGCCAGTTAGGTGAAGTGGTTCCAATACCAAGATTGGTGTTTTGGAAGAAGGTCTTGTTAGGATCAATGTAAAAGGTGGCACCCGATGGACCGTTTGCCGTTTCGGTTCCAAAGATACCGAGGTTAGCGACGTCGATGGCATAATATCCGACCGCCTGAGATTCGGTTGTGGTCGCAATGGTACTGGCACCCGCATACGCGTAAGCGTATTCACCGCGGAATCCAGTGGTAGGATGAGTTATGGAATACACGCTTCCCGATGCATAAAAATTGTTTACATCCGTTCCAATGCGGTTCACTTCCATGGTTTTAAAGGCACTATTGGAAACGGTGAGGGGGTAGTTGGGGGTATTGGTACCGATACCTGCCTTTCCACCAGTAGACACAGTAAGGATCGTGGATGCAGATATCATTTCCGTACGAATGGATGACCCAACCAGAGAAAGAGGATAGATGACATTGGCAGTTACCGTGCTGATGGTGAGGGTACTGAATGACAAGTTAGTAAAGCTAATGGTACTACCGGTCATACTGGATGCATATATGACATCGCCAATCAAGCTGCTGCCCTTTAGCGTTGAGTAGAACATTTCGGTCATCGTCATGGTGGATCCAGTGAGAGAGGAGTTAATGGCAACGACATTTGCATTTATAGTAGAGCCGGATAATGTGGAATAGGTTCCCTGTCCGAAATTAAGAGTGGATCCAATCAGCGTTGAGTTCCAAAATCCAGTATTCAACGATAGAGTTGATCCCGTAAGGCTTGAATAGGTTCCTTGGTTAAAATTCAAGGTGGAACCGATCAGCGTCGAGTTCCAAAAACCAGTGTTCAAATCAAGAGTCGATCCCGAGAGGGTGGAATAGGTTCCGCTCGTAAAATTAATGGTAGAGACGGTAGCAGTAGATCGAAGAACCATTTGATCCATTTGGATGGTGGATCCGACAAGGGTGGAAGTGGTAAGGGAGTTATGAAGGACAAGGGTGCTCGCAATGATACTGGATCCGATTGTGGTGGATTGAAAGACGATGGCATTGGTACTGAGTGTGGATCCAGCAAGAGTAGAATAGTTCACGCTTCGAACGACGAGACTAGAGCCGTTCATGGTGGAGTTCCAGGTGGCATGATTGAGCGTCATGGTGCTTCCGAAGAGAGTCGAAAACGAGAGGACGGAAGTACTCAGGTTGATAACGGTCATCGTTGATCCGACAAACGTCGAGGAATTGCTCATGTTAATGCAAGATAAGGTAGAGATGACACTGTATTGAAAGTCGGTCGTCACGAAAACGAAGGTAGATGCTCTGAAACTGCATGCCGTGATGATGATATTGTCCATGGTAGAAACGTATGCACTGGAGACCGTTAGGGAAGATACCGTTGCATCGGTGGTAAACGAGGTGGATCCTCGAAGGGTAGAGAAGGAAATAGCGGAAATCATGGCACTGGTTCCAGCCAGGGAGGAATTAACGATGGAGCTACCAATCATGTATTTGTATCCAGTACTAGCAACATTCAATGTTGAAACCGTTACGCTTGATAAGTTTGTGGTACTAACGGCAAGCGAGGAGATCGTTGTCGAATCGAACTTGGAGGTGGAGACATACAGCAGGGAGTTAAGGGTGAACGTACTAAGAACCATACGATTCAAATTGAGATCGGGTGTCCAGTTATGTTTGCCGTTGGAACTAACCGTAAAGACATATCCGTCTTTGATGAACGAGCCGTCGGGATTATAAGCGACGACTTTTCGGAGGATGAGATTATTAAAATCGCCCGAGGCCATCCTATCTAATGGTATTCCGTCATATTTTTTTGGTAAATACATCACTGTTTCAAATCATAACAATATCATGAATAAATAAATATAGACATGTAATAAGGATGGCACTTCCGAATGGTCCCATCGCCTTTTCAGATCTTCGAAGGGTCATTGGGCCGAATGATTCGAGCTCGGTGAGTCTCAGTCAGTATCGTCCGAGTTTTGCTCCTGCATACGGAAATGGAATTCCAGGTGTAACGGATACGAACATTTCCATGTCGCAATTTGCAGGAAAATCAAAAGTATTGAAATCAGGATTCACCTATCGTGTATTTATTGGAACATACTTTGCAGACAATCCCGCCTTTTTCACTACAGCAACCGAGACTTATATTGGAACTACGACGGATACATCTAGTATCAATGCCGCAACAGGTGGTGTTGTTCCAAATGATGCATCATTTGAATCGTATTCTGTGGAATGGTTTGGTTATTTCTATGCAACTGTGACGGGAACGTATACGTTTTATACTGTTTCAGATGATGCATCGTATGCATGGATTGGGTCCACTGCACTTTCGGGATATACCACTGCAAATGCACTGATTAATAATGCAGGTCTACATGGTGCACAAGAAAGAAGCGGAACCATCGCCTTAACAGCGGGAACCTTTTATCCGATCCGATGCCAATTTGGTGAAAACTTTTCAGGCGATAGTTATACCTTTTCTTTTGCCGCGCCAGGTATCGCGCGAACCTATAATATGACAGGGTATGTGTTTTACAGTCTTGGTATCGCTGCTGCATTCCCTGCGGAGAGTGCACGTATTACCAAGGCAGTTTCACCTACCACGAATACGGACGGTATCTATTATATCATTGTGAATGGAGTCTCAACAGCAACGTATTGTTTGATGAATAGTGCGTGGAGCGGAGGCGGATGGATGATGTTGATGAAGGCGACACGTGGAACGACGTTTCAATACAGTTCGGGGTATTGGACGGGTGTCAATACGTTGAATCCGGCCCAAACCAATCGTAATGATGGGGATGCTAAGTTTGATGTTATGAATTACGCGATGATCAAGGATGTATTGGCGGTGTGGCCTGATGTGGGATATACAGGTGGTAGCATTGCATCGCCGCCAGATTCGTGGACATGGCTAGTGAATGATTACTATTCAAGTGGTACACGTGCAACAGCACTAACAGGATTCTCGGCAACAAATACACGCGATTCACCATCCTATCCTGATCCAACTGCATTTCCTGGATTTTCTACTTCCATTTGGTCGTCTCAGACACCTTCAAAAAAGCACGTGTTTGGTGGTGGAACACATTTGGGTGCGATTAATAATGTAGTACGGTGGGGATTTGTGTTTAATGAAAACAATCCTGGTGATTTTAGTTCATCGGATGCGGCGGGTGGTATTGGTCTGGGGATTTCGTGGGGAGGATCTGCACCGAATTACAGCGGTGGTGATTTTTATGGATGTTGTGGTGCAGTCGGTTTGAATCGATCGATGCGTGTCGAAATGTATGGACGATAGAAGGATGTAAGCCAAAGGCGTACATCTGACATGCCAAAGGCATAGAAGGCATAGAAGTTTTAAAAACTATTTTATTGGATTGCAATCGAATAAAATAATTAGATTCTAACTAAGTTTAACACACTTCTAACCAAGACGAGCTGTCAGATTTTGAATCAAATCTTGCTGATGATTCACTTGTTCGCGAAGTTCCTTGATGGATTGTACCAAGGGTGCGATAAGGGCAGTATAGTTCAAACTGTAGATATCACTCTCGGTATCGTAATTGACGGCTTGAGGGTACACTTGATTGACCTCTTGGGCGATCAAACCGATCTGGGATTCACCTGGTTTGTAGTCGGTTCGTGTATACGAGTATCCTGTGAGGGAACAGACGGAGTCCAAGCAGTTATACAAGGGAGTAATGTTTTGTTTGTAGCGCTGATCGGACAAGGCGGTTATGTCTCCTGAGGCATAGATGGCTCCTCCAACATGAAGCGTAGCAGCGGTAGGATTGTTGGTTCCAATACCGACAAAGGAGGTAGGTTCAGGATTAATACATATTTTGGTCCATGAAGTCAATCCCTTATTATGTCCTCCCATTTGAGCAATATTATTGTATTCGCCCACAATGATTCCTGCCGTATCTCCGCCGAAATATCCACGACCTGCCCAAATACCGGTGGTGCCACTCGACGCCTGATAACACACTAAATTGGTAAGAGGACTGTTGGTTCCAATTCCAACAAATCCATATGGTCCACCAAGACGCAAGCATTCACGAAGAGCGTTGCTTCCACCTCCGTCGATTTTGGTAGAAAATGCCATCCATGCACCATAGTTAGTATCGTCGTATGTTTCAATACGTGCTTGAGGAGTAACCGCACTGATCCAGCAATAAAACTCTAAACGAGGACCTGTTCCTTGCGTAATGCTGTAGCCAGTCAGTGTTAACACTGGACTTGTATTTGCAGTTGTTTGAGACCATAAATGTAAGGAAGAACTTGGGTTCGTCGTACCAATACCTACATTTCCTAATCCATTGAAACATAGTGTAGGCGGGCCATTATAAATCTGCATGCCAACATAATTGGATGTATTTCCTGCAGATACTGTATTAAATGAAATCTGGGCAACATTATAATTGGATGCGGTTGCCCCGAGATAGAAATAGGGATTCGTTCCATAGACATGAAGCGCTTGTGCAGGATTAATTGTTCCAATACCAACAAAACCACCTGCTGGATTAATAGAGATTGCATTTGTTCCAAGAGCAGATGACACTCCTTGAATACAAGGTGTTGTTCCATATGCATCTTCGTTATCAATAACAATTCCTTTCTTGGATCCTGGAATATAGCCAAATGTACCACGACCTGATACCTGAAACAAATAGGCAGGATTAGTAATACCAATACCGACTTTTCCATCGGCAGCAACCGTCATGCGAACGGCGTTGCCGGTTGATATGTTGAAATTTGTAGCAGTGGATGTTCCGATAGACATACCATACGCAGTATTATTGCCAAATAGACCTCCGCCAACATCATTCTCTAATCCAAAATAACCATATACCGTTCCATTTGATTTGAATGTCATGTAATTAGGGGCTGTTCCAGATTGTTGCAGTTGTATGGGGCTAGCGGCACCGCTATAGATATGTAGTGGATTGGCAGGACCAGCAGTTCCAATACCGACATTTCCGGTATTGAAGTAAATATCAGCGTTAGATGATAGCCACGTTGATGATCCGCTTGAAAAGGGGACTCCGTTCACGAGAAAAGATCCTGAAATGTTCACGCTTCCAACCACATCTACTGCATAACCTGGAGTTGCCGTTCCGACTCCAAGTCTTCCTGCAGAGGTAATGGTTAAACGGGTCGTCCAAGATGCAGAATTGTTATTGATGGAAAGACTGCCACCACCCGTGGTGATCTGCCATGCAGCCGCAGCACTATCCAATAAATTGAGGGCTACCGCTCCTGATCCATTTCCAGCAATCAATCCAGTTGTTCCACGAGCAACTCCCACTACATCGAGAGCATAGGCAGGCGAAGCGGAACCGATTCCAACCGCACCTGTAGAGGTCATAATGATTCGATCCGCATTAGCAGTTGTATCGGATATATGCAACTTTGAATCATTACCCGAATAGATTCCATACGTTCGTCCAGAGGAATTAACCATTTGTAGACCTGATCCTAGACCCGTTCCACTCGATTCGAGTTTCAATCCAGCGATATTGGTGGATCCTTGATACACATGTAGATAGGAGGCAGATGGTGTAATGGTTCCGATACCAACATATCCGCTCGAATCAATCACCATTCGTGTTATTCCAGCAGATGAGTCATAGACGTAAAAGTTGCCCACTCCTGAATTAGATCCTGTTCCTCCTGAACCAATTCTCCAATAGCGGCCACTGGTGGCAGTATTAACGAGATCCAATGTCGTATCCGATGAAGGCGATGTGAAATAGGCAGTGGGAGTAAACGTCGAATTTCCTTGGTAGATATGGAGTGGATAGGAAGGAACCGTTCCTACACCGAGTTGATTGCTAACAACAACGGTGGGTGTCGCATCGGTAACCGATACACCCGAGAAATACATGACGGGAACGGGGTTTGAAGCACTGACATCTTTATAGAAGGTTAGGTCGGCAGATCCAGTCGCCATGTAATACGAGGCACCTACAATATCACCGATACGTACACAAGTTCCACGTGGAGCACCCGCCCCTGATTGACCGAGATAGACGGCCTGTAGGGTTCCTATGACTGGAAAATCAACACTTGCACTGCTTTGAAATGCCGTTTGTGCCTGGATCGTTCCTGCAACATCCAGAGTTGTTGCAGGTGAACTAGAACCGACACCTACATTACCAGAGGGAAGAATGATGATACCATAGGTGGGATTCGCAAAACCGCCTTGAGCCTGAAGGCGTAGAATACCCGCGTCATTGCGAAGAGTAGCCATACTAATCGCACCACCATCTGCAGTGCGTCCTGAGGAGTTGATAAATAGATGACATCCGAGTCCCGTATCATTGAGGATAGAAAGTGTGGTATAGGAGTTGCCTCCCAGACTTCCGTTTTGAATAGTGGTTCCAATAGAGGTTCCACTGTTTCCATAGACATACAGAGTCGTCGTCGGATTCACCGTTCCAATTCCGACATATCCAGCATTGTAATAAATATTGGCTCCAGCTGTTCCCCACTGACTGCTACCGCCACCACCTCCAGCCAGAGGGGTTCCGTTGACAAGGACTGATCCCGAAACGTTGATGTTTCCAGCAACGTCCAATGTGTAAGAAGGATTTGTCATACCAATACCGACATATCCATTCGAGCTGGGATAAATGTTGGCCATGGCTGTCAGAGAAAATGTGGTGGGAACCATCGCGGTACTGAGAAGTTCCGCGGTAGCAGGATCATAAAGGACATTGCTTCCTGATGCACCTGATACCATCAGATCATAGACAATACTGGTAGTCGACTTGATGTAAATGTATACATCGTATTTCGAGTTATTAATGGCGTAGACGAGATCACATAGACCAGAGGAATTCTGGTATCCTGAAACGGTTCCCCATACTTTCAATCCATTGCGTGTCACAATCGATAAATCGATGTACATGACACCCGTTCCAAGAAATCCACCGATTTGTCCGCGAACATTGACCATACCGAATCCTGCAGAAGTCGTTCCAAGTGTGGCGACTTTGTATAATCCGGCTCCAGACGCGGGGTTATATCCGAGAGTATTTGACGTTTGAGTGTTAATCCATTCGAATTGTTGCAAGTTATAAGCTTGAATCGATCCGAGGGGTGCATCAATACCATATCGTGGATTGGTGGTTCCGATTCCGATACCTCCCGTCAATTGACTAAAGAATCCTTGAATCTGAAATCCGTAAAAAGAGACGGTTTCTCCACCTTGGGAGACAAAAGATAGACCGAATTTACCAGATGGAGCAGTGAAACTTACAGTATAGGTCGCGTACGATCCGGTTATTCCAATGATATTTGTTCCTGGAATTTGTTGATCGGCGGGGCTGGTGGTCAGGTGATTGCATAGGTAAAATCTTGGATTTGGTCCCGTCATTTTGGCAGTAATGCTAAAGGTGTACGCATTACCAGGAACCAGATTGCCCGTGTAGGTCAGAACGGTATTGGTATAGACACCGAGGAGGACGGACATCGCAGCGGGGCTGCCTGATGGACCTGACATGGTTCCGTTGTAGGTGGCGGTAAACGCAGTAGCATCTGTTCCTGTAAAGATGTTGATCCATGATTGGATGTAGTTTCCAGAGAGATTGACCGAGTTAAAGATATTGGTTTGAAGATTGTAGGTTGGGTTCGTCATTCCAATACCAAGATTTCCCGTCGATACTGTGATAAGTGTCGAGGCATGTAGAGTGTTGGTGGAGATGGTGCTTCCGATCATGGAAGAAAAGTTCAGGCGAGTGGTGGTGATGGTCGATCCTGTTAGGGTTGAATTCCAGAAGCCCGTATTGGTGGTAAAGGTTGATCCAAGAAGAGTCGAATACGTGGTATTGATGGTATTTAGCGTTGAACCCGTCATAGTGGATTGAAGAATCAGGAGACTTGTGGTGAGAGTACTTCCCACAACGGTGGAATAATACAATGTGGATGCCGATAGGGTAGACGTAGTAATAGAAGAACCTGTTAGAGTTGAATAGAATCCGTTGTTGATGTTGACGGTGGATCCAGAGAAGATATGGGTAAATAAGGTGCTAGCGGTTCCTGTGGAGAAAGCGATAGTGGATCCAAAGAAAGTAGAGGTGTGAATGGAGGATCCGAAGAGGGAGGAGTAATACAGGGTAGAAACGTTAAGAGTGGACGTGGTAAGAGTGGATCCTGTCAGGGTCGAGTAGAATCCGTTTTTGGTATTGACGGTCGATCCGTAAAAGTCATTGTTGATAAGAATGTTTCCCGTTGCGGTGGAATAAAGAAGAGTGGAACCGTGTAGGGTGGAGAAATAGATGGAGGAACCTGAGAGGGTAGAGGTAGTAATAGAAGAACCGGTCAGGGTAGAGTAGAATCCGTTATTGGTATTGGAAGTAGAGGCGGAGAACAAGTGAGTAAAGAGTGTGCTGGCGGTTCCTGTGGAGAAGGAGATGGTGGATCCAAAGAAGCTGGAGGTCGCTTGGGTGCTTCCCACAAGGGTAGAGTAATAGATCGTGGATCCGCTGATGGTGGAAGTGGTAATGGAGGAACCAAAGAGGGAGGAGTAATACATGGTGGAAACATTAAGAGTAGAGGTGGTAAGAGTGGACCCTTTCGTAGTAGAATAAAATATGTTATTTCCGCTGATGGTAGATGTATCAATAGTAGAATAAACAGTAAGAGTCTCTGTTATGGAGGTGGAACCCGTGAGACTGGAGGCGTAGAAAACAAAAAAAGAACCGTTGGTCAGTCTCAGAGTGGAATTGACGGCGATCGTACTGACGGACAGGTACCGAAGATACAGATCGTTGGTCCATAATTGTTTCGAGTCGGGTCCGATCGTAAAGACGTACCCGTTCTGGATAAAGGATCCGTCTGGGCGAGACGGAACAATATTTCGGAGTGTCACATAATTGAAATCACCCGATGACATTCTATCTACTGATCATTATTTTTAATAAAAGATAATGATACGTATCACGGCCGTATATAAGGTATTAGTTGTGATGTTAATAGTTAAAAATCGCATAGTTGATCGTTGCAGTACTAGCAGTTGCATTGGGGTTCGATACAATCCAGCGTATCGAATTTGCTGAAACGTAGACGAAGGTGCATGTACAATTGAGTGTTCCACTGTTTCTTAATCCCATGGTGACAATCGAGTTTGATGTATAGCCCGTAATGGTTTGATCAAAGTTTGCTGTTGCACCGGCTGCAACCGCTGAGCTAGTGGTATAGGTTCCGATGATGATCTGAGTAACGGCGGTTCCATTGGGGCCTGACACAATGGTCCCTTTCATACTGGATGCAACCATACTCGATACGTTAACGGTTGATATTGTCATGGTAGAAGCCAGAACCGATGATACATTGCTAACAGAGTTGTTTATTGCCGATGCATAGATTTGACCAGTAGAAATCTGGTTGGTCGAAAGATAATTGGTCGAAAGTTGATTGGTGGACATCATATTGCTAATAACCTTATCGGAGGTGACGCTTTGAAGACCACTAATCGAATTAAAGTTGATATTTCCGACATTGAGTGTTATATTCGTTGCATCGATACTGGCATTAATCTTGATATTGTCTACGACGATATTGCTTCCTGCCGAACCCACCATACTAGAATAGGTCAGGTAGCTGGTACTGATTAACGGAGCATTCATAGTACAAACCATGAGAGCCGTGTTGGCATAAATGGACGATCCAGAGATGGTTGAAAAATTAAGCGTGGTCATGGTGGCGGTAGAGGCATATACGGTAGAGATGTTTGCGGTAGAGGCATTGATCAATGCAGTAAAGAGTGTACTCGTTCGAATGGTAGATGCCGATACAGAAGATACATAAATGTTATCAGAGGGAACAAGTTGTCCATTGGAAGAAGTGATGAATACATGATTACTCGAAATGGGCATATCGTAATCTCCAAGAAGATAGGTTTTATTGGAAGAACTGTTATTATAGGTCCGAATGATCAACGGACCACTATTGACTGGCGTGATACCCGAGGAGCTCATCTAGAATGATAGAAGAATGAAAATCACCAATGTGTAAGTCTAAAGTTAAATATCCGGAACAACTAACAGGATGCCAGCGGGTGGAGGTTTACTACAACTCGTCGCAACAGGAAAACAAGATTTGTTTTTGACGGGAAATCCCCAGATCAGCTTTTTTAAAATGGTATATCGTCGCCACACCAATTTTTCAGTGGAATCGCAAGCCATGTATTTCGATGGAACCCCCAACTTTGGACAGCGTATTACCTGTCTGATCCCTCGCCGAGGAGACCTGTTGGGCAAAGTCTATTTGGAGGTTGTCTTGCCACAAATCAAGGATACGAGTGGAAATCCGTTATCGTATACCAACTCGATCGGCCATGCCCTTATTCAGGAGATAACCTTTGAGGTAGGTGAGCAGGAGATCGATCGTCAGACAGGAGAATGGATGGAAATCTGGACGCAGTTAACGACACCACATGGTCAGCGTATGACGCTAAATGAAATGTTGGGACGTGTGGAGCCTTATAACTTGATTGATATTCAGCCCAGTACCCAATCCGATGGTCTGCATTTGTTGATCCCGCTCCAGTTCTATTTCTGCCAGAATCCTGGTATGTATTTGCCCCTTTTGGCGTTGCAATATAGCCCGATTCGTATTAACATAACACTGAGACCGCTTCAGCAGCTCTTCTGGGTTCCTCCTCCGATTCCTCCGCTCTCGCAGGAGGGATGGATGCCGGCCTGCTCGGTTCAAGTGAGTTGTACGACGCCTATTACGAGCATGGTGCTCTGGGGTGATTTCGTCTATCTGGATGTGGAGGAGCGTCGTCGTTTTGTGAGCGAGACGCATGAGTATATTATCGAGCAAGTGCAATATACACCACCTTATGCGATAACGGCCAATCAGACAACTGCTACCGTTCCCATCGAATTCAATCACCCGATCAAGGAGTTTATCTTTGTGGTACAACGTGATTCAATGGAGAATCGCAATGAATGGTTTAATTATAGCAATTTGGCGATTGGTGAATACACACCCTCTGCCATTTTACCGTATGTCAATTCAAATGCACCAGCGGCTCGTTTGGATTTGATTGCCACGGCGAAGCTACAATTGGACGGGTATGATCGCTTTATGGAACGAACTCCGCAATATTTCCGTCTTCAGCAGCCCTATGAACATCATACTACAACTCCGGTCAACTCCTTCATCTATAATTACAGTTTTGCATTGCGACCGGAGGACGCTCAACCAACGGGAACGATGAACGCCAGTCGAATTGATAGTATGGTATGGCAGATTCAAATGAATACGATTTTGAGCAATCCGACTCTGCCTGCCTGGCAACAACGTGGAAATTGCCATGTGGTCGTGTATGCACGAAACTATAATGTGTTCCGTGTCATTAATGGATTTGGAGGTTTGTTGTTTACGATCTAATGAGGCGTTTTTGGGTCTCTTTTTTTAAAGAAGGACTAAGTAATGAGCGCGAGCGTCTCTCAAATTGAATTTTGGCAGAAGGGGCTTGCCTTCAATGGAAATAACAACGGGAACGAGGGTTCAAATGGCGGAACCTTTCTTTCCTATGATGTCTTCTTGGGTCTCTCCATATTGGGTGGATTCCTGGCACTGGATCATTTGTATCTTCGATCGCCATTAACCTTTTTGGCGAAACTGGTAGTCAACATTCTATTCTTTGGAGTATGGTGGGTGTATGATGCGGCACAGGCGATTTTTAATAGAGATATAATCAAAGTGTATGGTCTTGGTATTCCAGGATTGGGACCAAAGGGAATTGCGTGTGGTGTGTTGGCGAAGGATGAGCCAGATAAGAAGCACTTGCGATTTTTTATGTATGCGGCGGCTCTGATTTTTGGAGGAATGTTTGGTCTCGATTCGTTTTTGGTGGGAAACAAACAGCGTGGAATCATTCGTCTCGTGTGTACGATTTCTGTTATTTTTGCACCGATTGCGTTGGCATGGTGGGGATGGAATGTGGTACGTTTCTTTACAGATACCAAACAGGTCGTATCAGAACACGCTGGATTTTTTGGTGCCGCGTCTAGCTCAATGGAGGAAGAGATGCTTGCACGTTTTCCGTTCTTGAGTGCATTATTTAGCCCCGTGCAAACCATAACGAAGATCATCAATGAGATCTTGCAGCCGTTTCAGCAAACCGCGGAGGCGGCGATCAAGACGGTGGATAGTGTCGTGAAAACGGCGGATGATGCATTGGTTCTAGGAAAAACAGCAATTGAGAAAGGAAGCGATATCGTGGGAGAGATTGCGGAAACGGTGGACAAGGCAACGGCAGCGATGTCGTCGGCTTCTTCGGCGTTGCCTGGCTTGGATTTGTATAAGAGCATTTCCCCTGAGTCGATCGCGGCAGCGAAACAGACTGGAGGCGCCGCAAGCACTGCTGCGGCAGCCACAAGTATTGCAGCAATCGCAACAACCGACCTAAATATGCTTCACTTTACTCTAATAGGTACCATCGTACTAATTGCGATAACAGGTCTTTCACTAACTTATTATCGATCCAAGAATGTCCGAACACCACAAGATGACACCCCTCCCGAACCAGGAGTTTTTCGAAAGCCTGATTCAAAAGAACGTTCCGCATGAGCCAATTGTCCTGGTTAGGTTCACGGCCTCCTGGTGCAATCCGTGTAAGAAAATCGATGTTCCGCTATTGCTCTCCCTGAGCGATCGGATCGTCTGGTATGTATGTGATTTGGACGAAAATGATTATACCCCAGGCTATTGTGGGGTAAAAACGATTCCGTGCTTCTTGGCGATTGTCAACGGCGTCCCTCAGCCGATCTTCCAGAGCTCGGATACCATGAAGGTTGCAGAGTGGATCAAGGGTGGTTTTAAACAATAAGCACTTTTTAAGCGGAACGCTTTACATAGTGTGTCGCCAACGGCGACTTTGGAAAAAGTGCTCAAAAAGGATTAGAAAAAGTGTACAAAAATGTTAGAAAAAAATTAAAAGACTGTTTTAAGAACTTGGTATATTTCTTAAAATAATCTATTTTTGGGCACTTTATCTTAAAAAGTGCTTAACTAAAAAAATAGCACATCTGCGGTTTGAGACCCTCATGACGAGCACATTTATGTGCAGAGATAACCTTACCTACACGAGGAAGCATGGGACAACGATGAGAATTCATCTTGAGTTCGGATCGAAAGAAATCGAGAAAGGGGGTAGTGGATCGTTGTTGTTCAGGGTGAAATTGGACAGCGTAGACGGGGTAGTGTTTGGATTCGATGGCGGCGACGTATTCCTTTCCTGATTCATCGAGCGAGGTAGCAAGAACCGAAAAGTATCGTCGTAGCAGGGGATTGGTTTTCATCTCTTCTACCGAGATTCCATATTCATGGGATTGTAGGGTAGATTTCTCTTGTTCTAGGTAATCGAGATAAGGAGAGGGAAAGGATTGGATCATTCGAGAACAAGTGGTATCACGACTGATACGAATGGGGAATAGACCTTCGGCTGGAAAGGATTTCCATGTTCTAGAACCACCGATTAATTCGATCAATCGTTTCATTCCAAAACAGGTTCCCCAGATCGGAAAATATTCCCCTTTGCGTATGGACATTTTGTAGAAGATTCGAAGGGAATTCATGAAGGTCTCGTTTTCGAAGTGGGATCCTCGGTCTGATCCGCGATCGGTTCCTGGAAGGAAGAGTCCGTTGACCATTTGAAAGTAGACTTCGTGATCCTTCGTATCAAATGGGATGGGTAAAACACGGATTCCACGGTGTTCGAACCAATCGATGTAGGATTTCATAATATGGGAGGTTCCATATTTTGATTTGCGTGCATGTGGAATGGTGAGAATTCCAACACAATAAGTGGATTTCTTTCGAGTACGAGACCGTAGGCTCCTCATCCGACTACTAGACTTGCGAATTAACTTTAATGCTTTCGAGTGTTTCGTTTTTTATTATGATGCTTTCGAGTACGACCCCCTTTTTTGGTAGGAGTGTGCATTTCATATAATCCATAACTTTTATTATCGAATGTGATAACTAACCCATTCGTTAACGTCTGTATTATTTTATGGATCATATCGTATACGGGAGCCTCTTCTTTTGATCTTGATACGGAAGATGGTGATACAGATACATAATTTTCATCTGGAACACGAGACGGGACATGTATGTTGATTTTTCCCACATCATTCGGTAATTGAAAGTTATTCCAATACTCTTTAGACATTGTTTCTACTTTTACCCTACAAAAATGATTAACTGGCGACAAGCCATACCAAAGGCGTATTAACTGGCGATAAGCCATACCAAAGGTATGGCAATAGGTTCGCTAACACACATTCGTGGGTTAGCTCGCGAACATAACCTTTCCTCGCCCATCTTTCACGGTATAGACGTTCCATCCTTCGGTAAGAAGACGCATCTCTGCCTTTCGTTGACCCAGAAGGGGATTGGTATTGATATTGGCGAGTTCAATGTATAGTGTTGGGCGGTCGGCGGTCGTCCAATTGATGGTTCCTTCGGGTTGTCTCTCAGCAGGATACACGGTTCCATATTTCTCTCCCGTCGACCAATTCATGGATCCGATATGTGCACCATTGGCCTTTTCATCTTTTGCCAGAGGATTTATACCGTTCCATACATGTGGTCCATGCAATTCCTCTCGGTCCTTGCCTGCGATATTCAACTTGATTCGATAGTAAAACTCGCCGTAGGGTGTGGTATAGGGTTGGACCATTGCGGTGGGGTTTGAATCAAAATAATCATTGTACCAATTGTCCAGCTGGTTTCGATCGAGAGCGTTATAGTTTCGGAAAAACCAAAACAAACGTTCGGTAGGATGGCGACCGTCGATAAATCTGGTACATGCCGCCACACCACCCTTGTCCAAGGGAATGAAATCGAGTTCTCCAAAGGAGAACTTGTTCTCAAATTGTCGACGAAAAGGGATCTGGATCGGTTTTGATCGAAGTTCTTCTTGGATCTCGGGAGGAACATAGTGTTGCACGGTAGATAATACGACAACTGGATTTGGGATTTTGGTGCGTTCCAAAGGAGTAAATGAATAGGACGAGCCGTTGTCATATAGAACCTTCATAGAAGGAATTCTCCAAGGAGCAGGTTTGATAACGGTCGTATCGCTACAGACGATGAGATCTTCGAGCTTGCGTAGGGTTCCGCGGATACGAAAGGTTTGCCAGGACATGGCAACAAGAGGAAATCCGCCATCTCCAGGACATTGTGTTCCAGGAAGAGGAAGATGGATTCGAAGATGACCAGGGGTTGCACGCATTTGGAGACTTCGTGTGGATGCGTCGGTCCATCCTCCTTTGGCCAAGGCAAGACCACTAGAATTCAAGGAACCTTCGGACATTTGTTTTGCCAAAAGACCGTCGCCGCTCCATTCTTGTATTAAGAACTGATCTTGGTAGAATTGAATACTTTCAAAGAGGAAATATCCGACTCCGTTAACGTACCCATAGGAAGTCGAAGAAAGATCGTTCGTGGTGATGGATTGGAGACCGTTAACCGTTGCAGGAGGAGCTAATGCACCAGCGGGGGATCCAAGGGGAAGAGAAGGAAGCCAGGTAGGAAGATCAATTTCTAGAGCACACTCGGTAAGGACATCGCCATAGGCGTCGATTTCGACTTCGAAGGTTTGACCGAAGGCACTGTCATTGAGTGGAATGATGGTTTTTCGTTCAGCCAAATGGTGAACGGAACTCTCATAACGTGCATCATAGGGGAATACACTTTCTTTCGAGTCTTTTACAAAATAATTATCTTTTACACCACGTGCAACGAGTTCAAAGAGAGCCCCTTGCCCACTGGATTGGTTAATGGTGGCCATTCTATTTAGATGATTCTAATGAAAGTTTAGGCCAAAACATGACGTACCACGGCGGTTGCGAGACCTGACATCAACGAAATACCGAGTGCCATGGGTAGATTATAACGATAGGAAAGAACAATAAGTACACCGATGGAGCTTACCATCGCGATCAAGAGAAGGGACACGCTTTCGCTGAGAAGTTCGTGTGGATCCTTGGAGAGAGAGGGTAGTTGACCGATGATCCATTTGGAGAGAACTGCCGTAAAGAGGGAGGCGATGACCATGACGGCAAGGATACCAGACCAACGCAGGTCGTAGACAAACGCGGCAACGTAGACGGCGACAATGTTGAAGGCGGAAAGCACTCCCATTTCAAGGGAAAGTTCAGTGGATGTTTTCAGCATATCTATTGTATCGTCGGTAAAAATTGATATCATTTGTTTTGGATGGAAACAGACAACCATGAACCTCGTCATTGTC